GGGGGGGTATCCCCTAATTTGATGTAAGATTATTTACAAGATAGGTAAAAAAAATATGAACAGACTGCCGCCTGAGTTACACATCGTGCATGGCACAAAAGCCGAACACAAAGGCAAGCCATTACCCGAAACCGTCCGGATGCGAGTCCCAAAAGCTGATTGGCTAGACCATCCTGATTCGTGGGACAGGGACGAATTTATCAAAGAAACTTCAGAATTCCTGTGGGAAACCTACGGCATCGGTAGCAACCAAGACAAACATATCTTGGCGGCTTTGGCCAACCAACTGGAAATCTACATCAAATGCATGAAGGGCGTGGAAAGCGGCGGCATTATCACGAAGTTTAATAACGGTCAAACCATTGGGCCAAACCCGTTCTTAACTGCGGGCGACAAAGCCTTAGCCCGTGCTGTTGTTTTGATGAATGAATTGGGTTTGACCCCAAGAGGCCGCTTGGCCACTAACAAGCAAGAAGGCGGCAAATATCAAAAGCTTCTAAGCGGTCCATGAAGACGAAGCATTGACTATGGTTCAAAACAATGACCAGTTCGGGTCAAAACTGGAAACGCCGGTGCGGGGTGGGGTTACGACCATGCCTAGGTATATGACTTTCTACGGTGAAAAATGAATTACGAAGATGGAATCATGTATGCGGTGCAAGTGGTTAGGGGTGAAATCCTAGTCTGCCGCAACATCCGTTTGGCTTGCCAACGGTTCTTAGACCAACTGGAAAACAAAACTTGGGGGTGGGAATTTCATGTCAAATATGTTGAGCATTTTCTAGAATTTGTTGGCACATTGAGCCACACCAAAGGTCCGGATGCCGGTAAGCCATTAATCTTAGAACCGTTCCAAATTTTTGCCGTTTGCGCGATATACGGGTTTAGGGCCAAAAAGAATTTGTCCAAGCGCATGGTCACGGATGTTATTGTGTTTATTCCGCGCAAGGCCGGAAAGTCAACTATTACTGCCGCCATTGCGCTTTACGAATTGGCATTTGGTGAGGTTGGAAGCGAGGTTTACTCCTTAGCAACGACCCGAGATCAAGCGGGTATCGTGTTCACGGCGGCGACTGGATTTATTGACATGATGCCGCCGGATGTTGCGGCCCTGTACAACTCGCAACGCCATCAAATCATGAAGTCGGGCGACAGCCAATCAATGTTTAAGGCGCTGTCCCGAGATGCCAAAAAGACGGGTGACGGTATGAACCCATCATGCGCCATCATTGATGAGGCGGCTCAAATTGTGGACAGAAACTCAATTGAGGTTTTGCACTCCGGTATGGTTGCCCGTCAAAACCCTTTGCGAATCTACATTACGACAGCCAGTTTTACCAAGGAAACCAAATTCTACGAAGACATGATGATGCTTCAATCTATGCTATCGGGGGAAGCTGAAGATAATCCCCGTTGGTTTGGATTACTGTACAGCCTAGATGCCGGTGACGATTGGCGTGACCCTGCGACATGGGCCAAAGCTAACCCTATGCACGGCATATCAGTTTTTGAGGATGCTATCGCGCAACGGGCCGAAGAAGCCAAACACAAACCCGCCGCATTGAATGAATTTTTGTGCAAAACGCTAAACATTTATGTTTCGGCTAACAGCGCATGGGTTGACCGTGGTTATTGGGATGACCCTAAAACCGCCATTGTGGAAGCCCGCCAACCGGAAAGCGTTTTCATGGGATTCGATTTGGCTGCGACTCGGGATTTGAATGCCATTTGCACCTTAAAACGGTATGCCGAAGATGATTATGAAGCGGAATTCAAGTTCTTTTTGCCGGAAGATGGCTACGCCTTAATTCCAAAACATTACGCGGACATTTTTAGGGTGGCCAAAGATTCCGGCATTTTGCACATTACAGAAGGCAATGTAATGGATGACCGTGAAATTAGCGATTACATAATCAAACAATGCGCCAAGTACGATATTAAGGAAATTGGTTTTGACGCTTACAACGCCGCAAGCCTAGTTGCGCGACTTAACGATGCCGGTCTGCCTGTCAAAAAAGTGGGTCAAGGTATGGCCGTTTTGAGCAATCCAAGCAAACATGTTGAGAAACTTATCCTAAATCACCACATCAAACATGACGGTAATCCGTTTGTAAGTTGGCAATTAGGAAACTGCGAAGTTTATGAGGATGTGAACGGAAACATCAAGATTCGTAAAAATGAAGCTGACAAATCTGCAAAGGTTGATGGTATTATTAGCCTAATCATCGCGATGCATTGTTCTTTGGATAACGCAATGGTCAGCGGTTTCGGCTTCAGAACCTTTTGAGGTGAATCATGGCAATTCTTGATATTTTCAAGCGCAACGACAAAAAATCCGTTGAAAGTAACAGCCTTTTTGGGCAAACAGCGTTAGGAAATAACATTGTTTACCAAGGAAATGGGCAGAATCCAAATGTAAATACGCAAATTCTGTATGTCACAACGGGGGCTACAAACAGCGCCGGACGGCCTGTTGACATGTCTTTGTTGTCGCGCAACAGCACAATTATTGCCTGTGTTGCCACAAAAGCTCGCGCCTTGAGCCAATTGCCAATTCGTGTAGTTAGCCAAACCGATGACGGCGCTTATGTTGATGCAATTAAGTCAGATACCGTTGGCCCTCGCGATAAAGCCAAAGCCAAACAAGTTGCCAACTTATTGGCCGAACCAAACAACTTCCAAAGCACCTATGAGTTTTGGTATCAATGGCTCATGTGGTATGAGCTTTCCGGTGAGGCTTTTACCCTGTGGTGGCGTAAAGACCAAAAATCTAGCGTAGAAACGCCGCTAGAAATGTACATTTTGGACAGTACATTGATTGCCGTGACTATTACGCCAACACGATACCCGTCCTATCGTTTGTCAACACCCGCGTATGGGTTTAATCGCGATGAACCATTGGCGGCGCATCAAGTGATGCATGTCAAGGAAATGGCTTGGCAAGGTTCTGCCGGTTTTAACAAAGGCATTTTGGCGGCGGAATTGGTATCGCTTGACCAAGACATTGATTTATACGCAAACTACATCATGCAAAACGGCGCAAAGCCAAGCGGTATGTTTACGACTGACAATGTTATTCCTGACGGCAAATATAAGGAAATTGCGGCCCGTCTAAAAGAGGCATGGTCGGCAATGGTTGGTAGCAAGCAATCAGACCCAAGTAAAGCCGGTCAAGGCATGTTGTTAGACCAAGGCATGAAATACACGCCTTTGGAAATGCTAACCCTACAGGATACGGATGCGGCTCAACTCAAAGAACAAACCATGAAACGCATTTGCGGTTTGTTTGGTGTACCGGCGGCAATGATTGGGATTGGTGAGGGAAAATACAATAATACCCAAACCATGATGGATGAATTCTATAAATCTTCCATGTATCCCTTGATTACCAATGTGCAACAGAAGCTGAAACAGCATTTGTTCGTTGGATACCCCAATTTGTCTATTGAGTTTGATACCCGCAATTTCCTTAAAGGCGACCCACTAAGTCAAATGAATTTTGCCGTAGCAGGGGTCAACGCCGGTATCATGACTCCAAATGAAGCCCGTGAATATTTAGGTATGCCAAATAAAGACGGGGCTGACGAATTGATGGATAATAAGAAAAGTGAACCAATAGCGGGGTCAAGTCCACAAGACACCGGTGGCGGCGGCGGCAACCAAACAAAGAAAATGAACATTGGCAAATAAAAAATGCCCAATGATTTTCAAAAGATGGTAGCATTGTTGCAAGGCTACACATTAAAAAATAATTCGCCTGTTCGTGGGCGACCTAAGATAATAAATGACATTGACCGAACAAAAGTCGATGAGGTAATCCATGACACAAAACTTAACGATGGTATGCGAAGCTCAACTCAAGGTCGAGGCGCAGGGCATTACAAGCGGAAAAATTGAGGCTACGGTAACAACTTGGGGCGCAAGAGAAGGCGCTGACGGTAGAAGATTTAACTATCAACCGTCTGGGTTTATGGAATGGGCAACAGCTTTTGCCAAAGAAGGTCGTCCACTTCCAATGTTTGTAAACCATGATGCTGACGCAATTCCTGTTGGCGAATGGACATCGTTTGAATTCACCAAAGAAGGTATGACAGCGCAAGGCCGTCTTTATACCAACACAAGCATGGGTTCAGACCTTTACAAAATCATGCAAGAAAGCCCCACTATGTTTGGCGGCGTTTCTGTTGGCGCATACGCTGAAGATTACCAAATGGTCAACGCCGATGGCGAGCCTGACCAATCTGATGAAGCATATTTCCAAATTACCAAAGGCGGTTTACGCGAGGTGTCTGTCGTTATGTACCCAAACAATCCTGAAGCAAGCGTCAGCAAACTGGAATATTTCCGTGAAGACGGTTCTGCTGATTTAAAAGTTTTGGAAACGGTTCTGCGGGATGCAGGACTAAACCGAAAGGATGCGGTTGCCGCCGCATCTGTATTCAAGCAAGTCATTGAACAGCGGGATGCTGTCAAAGTCGCGCTTGAAACTGCGCCACAGCAGAGTGATTCTGATGCGGAGGCAACCACCGAAGCTGAAATTCTTGCGGCTCTTGAAGCCCGTGAACTTCTTAAAATCCTTGACACACGCCTGAAAGGTTAATCATGTCACAAGTTATTATTGAAAAACTGGACGCTATTGAAGCCAAGCAAAGCGAAAGCATTGCCGCCGTAGAAGCCAAAATCCCCGCCGCCGTTGAAGCTGTTAAAGCCGAAATGGGCGAAATGATTGCCGCTTTGGAAGCAAAAGTTGCTTCTGTGCAAAGCCCCGCCATCATCAAAGCACCCGCCAAAACTGTTCGCCAAGATGTGAACCGTTCTGTGCGTGAGCAACTGATTTCTTACTACAAAGGTAACAACCGTGTAGAAAAAGAACTCAAAATGTTTGAGGACGAAAGCCAATACGGCGCATACATGGCTGAAGCTTCTGCCTTGACAGGCGGCGGTGACGGCAAAGGTGGTCGTACAGCCTATGACCCCACATTCGTTGCTTTGCGTTTGCTGAATCCTTTGCGCGGCGTGTCACGCACCGTAGCAACCGATGGTTCGAGCTATCAATTCCGCGTCAAGACCGGTAACGCCGGTGCAATGTGGGGTTATGGCATCAACAACAACACTTCTTCCGGTGCTAACCCCACTACTGAAGACACTTCAATTTGGCAACTCGTTTTGCAAGATTTGAATGTCCAGTTCCCAATCCGTACCGCCGCTTTGGACGATATTGATGGTTTGGAAGCCAATGTCGTTGATGACATGCTCGCCGAGTTTTCGCAGCAAGAAGCTTTATCCATGGTCCAAAATAACGATCAGGGTGCAACCTCTTTGCCATACGGCGGAAGCAATGGTTTGCGCGGCCTAGATCAATACGGTGGTGCTAACAGCACATACACCGGCGGCACAAGCTCTGTAGCCGCATTTGGTTCTAGCGGTACTGGTTCTACAAGCGGCTTGCACAGCTTGGCCACTTATGACCAATTGACTTCCAACGCAAACACCGTTGGCGCTAATGCTATCACCTACAAAGATGTCATTAACACAATGTACGCTTTGCCACAGCAATACTGGACTGCAAATGCTCGTTGGATGGTTAACCCCATCTTGGCACAAGCAATCCGTGGTCTGCAAGACACTAACGGTCGTCCAATCTTCAACTCCACTGAGTCATTGAACCCCGATGGCATCATTGGTCAAATGTTGGGCTTTGATGTGGTGATGAACAAGTATTTGGATACACCTTCACAAACCACAACTGGTTCTGTTGGCACATCTAGCCTGTACCCAATGTACTTTGCTGACTGGTCACGATTCCACACAATCATTGACCGTTTGAACATGGTGATGCGTCGCTACGATCAGACACTCCCAGGCTATATCACATTCTTCGGAGAGAAGCGTTTGGCCACCTCAGTTAGAGATCCTAACGCCGGTGTTCGTTACCGTTCTACCGGAACAGCTACCTAATTAACAAGGTAGTTGCCATTGGCAGGGGCTTCGGCCTCTGCCCTTTTTCTAAAGGAATCACCATGACCGTCAGCAAAAAAATCCTATCAGCAATTCAAGAAACTATCCAAACTGGCCTTGCCGTAAAAGTCGATTTGCGTGAAGCGTCTGCGCTTACTGGTTCTGGTGACGGTGAAGGTGGTCGTACATATTTTGATGACGCATTTGCGGCGTTGCGTTTTGCCAATCCCATTCGTGACAATTCACGAGTCATTGGCGCATCCGGTTCTAGCGTTCAATTTGTTGCCAAGACCGGTAATGCGGCTGACAGCACAAACCCATTTGGTTACACAGTAAATCCAAATACCGGTTCACCCAATATCAATACAACGATTTGGCAATTGCCTACCCGTGTGATTTCAGCACAATTGCCGATTCGTACTGCGGTAATGTCTGATGTGAATTACCTTAACGAAACAATCGTTGAGGATTTGATGTTTGAATTTGCTCAAATTGAAGGCGCTTCAATGGTCTTGAACAATGACCAAGCGGGTTCTACAACAACAGCTAACGGTGGTACAAACGGCCTCCGTGGACTCAACAGTTACCCAAGCGCATCAACTGCGGCTTACGGTTCTAGCGGCACAGCAATAACAAACGGTCGCCACAGTATTGCTACCGTATCTGCCGCCGCCTCAACATTGGTTTATGATGACATTGTTAACTTGTCCAATGCGTTACCGGCTCAATACTGGAATTTGCCAAACACAGCTTGGATGATGCACCCCATCACAATTCACAATTTGCGGAATTTGGGCGTGGCTACTACAGGCGCGGTCAAGCAATTTGCTGAAAGTGGTTTGGATGATGGCGGTGCGGCGGTTTACATTTTTGGTTTCCCTGTAATTGCAAATCCAAACATGTCATTAAATACAGCCGGTAACTTCTGCATCTATTTGGCAAACTGGCCAAGATTTGTAACTATTGCCGATGTTGAAGAAATGACCATTCAAGCAATGGAACAGACACAAGCCGGTTTCATAACTCTATATGCTGAAAAGCGTCTTGTTAGTACCGTCCGTGACCCATTTGCGGGCGTTCGT